GTCTCGAAACGCGCTCAAAAAAGACGGGGGTCATTCGATCTCGCTTACCGCTATTGCACGGATTACAAGCTGCAACCATATTTGACGCTTCATCGGTGCCACCTTTACTTATTGGTATGACGTGGTCGACTGTCGTCGCTTCTTGTCCGCAATAATGGCAAGTCCAATAGTCGCGATCTAATACTTCCTTGCGCACTCGTTGATAGTACGCAGTCTGGTAGCGCTTGTGTGCCATCAATGCCAACCCTTGCGTTCGTAGTGGGTTAGTGCTTTACAACTATCGCCGTATCTGTGTCGTATGTATTTAATAGACGCGAGTATCTGGCCCCGTGCGCTGAGGTCTCTGTACCAAGTAGAGCGCATCTGACCAAGACCATAATGAGATCCATTCCTTGCCTTTGGATTCCACCTTGACTCATAATGAATCAGCCAATTGAAACACTGAAATTCTTCCCAACTCATTTGATTGTACGCATACAACTTGAGATTCATATCTGCTTTTGATGGCGTTATATTCATTGTCAAAGACAACAAGATGCAAAGCATCAGCGAAAGCATAAAGCGGGGGCTTAACACTTTCTTGCCCCGCGGCTGTCTTTCAGGCCGTGGCCTGCGAAGAAGTGTAATCGGCTTGTCAAGTATCTTACGCATCAACTTTCCTATCATCTCATTATTTGGACAAGTTTTTATGGTATTTACTCCAGCTCTAGCACCTTTCTCACATCAATCTCTTGGCTTCCATTTAATCCAATTATGGCATTTCTTAGCTTTTCCCTGCCATCACCGTGAAACTTAGTCGTCAAATATGGCTCTGATTCAGTACCTTCTAACCAATCAACCGGTTCACCATTCGGATCAATAACTAAATCATCAACGTAATTGAACTTATCCAATATCGCATCAATTGACGAATCTCTTACCGATTCAACTATTTCACTTGGGACATTGGTTTTTACCCATTCAATGAACTTACGGTCTGACTTAATTATCCACTTAAACTTGGGCTTTGTGGTCGTTATATAGGCCACCACCTCATCGCCTAATTCAGCCTTTACTCGATCAGCGCCCAATTCATTCATTTGGCTCTGAAGCTCAGCTCGTAACTCGTCTTTTAATCGCTTTGCTTGGTCTGCTAACAAGCTAATTGCCGCTAGTTTCAGACTCAGATCCTTGATTGTCATCTTGCTCCCTTTTTTTCGCTCTATTTAACCGGACTTCTAATGAAGCCAAATTGACGCCCATATCTCGGGCTATGAATTCTTTATCAAAGCCCCACTCAAGCATCTGACGGATATATGCGATTGAGTGGGTGCTTCGCTTTATTTTGTCTTCCCTGCCCATCCGTCTCCCTTAAATATGGCTGGGGTTGGTCTGAATTGCTTATTCATTGGTACGGCGCAGTGACCGCAATTGATTTTAGGGTCTGAATATACGGTGAAGAACTGCTCCACAACGTCATCACATTCCGGACATCTGAACTCATATATCGGCATCGATGAACCTTTCCAAAGTAGCGTTCCCGTTCCAGTAGCGTTCTTTTATGCGTTCTTGCCCATCGACTATTTTACAGATTCGGCATTTAGCAGCCTTCATCTTGTAATTGCCACATTGGTCGCATCGCGTTATCTGGTCTTCCTTATTGGCTACCCGTTCAGAGGGATCGATAAGACGCTGCTCGAAACAATTTTGACATTCCATTAGCCAGATAATTTCGCCTTCTTTTATTTCGCTTTCATACACATTAACGCCTCGGTGTGGTGTGGCCTTCTTGCATTGAGCGCAATGGAATGGGTGGATTTCTTCAATCACTTTTGGAACACCCATTTACCGTCTGATCCGATTCTCATCCATCGAGCTGGATGACCAGATTTAGGCGTAGGGCATACCCAACCGCGATATTCCTTGCCTTCCTTTGTGCCTTGCTTGAGCACCATTGGGCCATCGCCACCGGCACACAATGGAATCTCATCAACAATCTCAGCACCTAATTGATTGGCAATTTCGCTCACATCCCAGACAATTGGCTCTGGATCATTTGGTCGTTGCTCTTTCACAAATTCCGCAAGTTCTGGCTTTGTTGTCTGAATTGCTTTTTTAGGTGTTCCACTTGGTTTTGCAAAAAATCCAGCAAGGTTAAGAGCTCGACCCAACGACCCAGTCTCTGCCAACTCAAGTGCGTACTGTTTTTGTTTTGACTCACTACTAAGTCCCGTTGTCCAAGCCGCAGGATCAGCCTCAGTACGGTAAAGCTCAGTCTTAACAATATAGACATCGCAATTAGGCGTAAGTGACTCTTCCAAGACGTGAGTCTTGATTCGATAATCTGGATACGCATTAATGAACTCTTTCAATCGGTCTTGCACAGATACATAATCATCGAGGTAATTCGACATTTAACTTCTCGCTCCCTGCGAACTTTTCGATCGCATAATCTAATTGTTCTTTGAGTGACCAGAATGTTCCGTCCGGCCAGTTCTGCACGTCATTGGCACAAGGTTGGCAATAGAACCGCACTTGTGCCCGTCTGATCGGTGTTTCTGATTGGACTCTCCAGACTGCTGGAGATTGAGCCATTGGATGCCAAGAGCCGTCTTTCAACTGGCCCCATCTGCTCTTGCACTGATCGCACCACTGGCGCGGATTATGATTGCGACTTAAGCTCAACGTCGTCCCAATCTTCTGGTGTACTGAATCGGCAGAGAGCCAAAATTCCGGAATATCCAATGAGATCGAGATACGAATCTTCGCGCATTGGACTTGCCACCATTCGGCTGAGTTTCGTTGCGATAAACACAACTGCCACGTCAGATGGGTCTCGCAGCTGAACACCGAGTTCTCTTGCGATTTTGTAAATTCGTAAAAGATTGCTCCTCGGGTCACCATATTCGTACCCCCTGTCTTCGAGGGTGTTACGAGCGTCGTCAATCCATTCATTAAGCTCTCTCTCTGACATATTGCACCGAGGCCCTTCCTCGCTTGAAGCCCTCATTAAAAGCTTTTGCTCTGACAGAAACATAAGCGCGCCAGATTAAGAATTGGCCGCCAATCAAGATTGTGAAGATGATTGCGTCAGAATACCTACTCCACATCCGCACTCACCCCAAATCGATCTAGCCAATATGCCGAAATCTCCTCACGGCTTAAACGACCGCGAGCAGATTTACGACCTAGGGATTCAATTGCGTATCTGCGGATTATCTGGCCCTTAACGTAATTAGCACCGTCAGACCAAGCACCCGAAGTCGAATCAAATCGGATTACTTTTGGATTATTTATCACTTACTCTCCCTTCTAAACCCTAAAAAATGGACTTAGTGGGATAAATGTATTTAGATAAATGCAATTATGCAAGCATTGTGTTAGGCTTGTGTCGCAATCTTGTAGTTGCGCAATGCCGCCGTTACTACCCTACTTCACATTGGGTGTGTGCGGCGGCCTCTTGTTTAGACCAGTAGCAATTCAGCTTGTTTGACGTCTAGGAAGCCGCATAGTTTCTCAATTGTCCCTCGATTGGCGAAATCGGTCTTGTCGGGAAGTGGCCGTAATTGCCATTCTGGGGCCTTTATAGCCCCTAAATCGAACTGATAGACCCCGTGTGGGGTTGAGTTGATATAAAGCGTCCGAGCGCCCGTTCTAGCCCTTATTTCGGCCAAATAATCCCATTTCTTCTTCTCGATCAACAGAGTCGGGTAATGGGTGCGGCGACACTTGAGTTCGATATACGCGTCGTGGGTAATGCCGTCGTGCTTGTCGGTCGGAGATACTGGCGTAAGGTCTGGATAAACGGCCTTTAACGCCTCGAATAGTTCTACCTCGCGAAGATAAATTTATTCGTCCTCATCCTCGTCAAAATCCGGTTTTCGTATCGGATCATCCATTGGGACTATCCAATCAGGATATGAACTGCGATCCATAGCAAAAGCTAATGCAGTACCTTCATCCATCCCAGCTTTACGACAAGCGTCATAAACTTCTTTGGCGGCAATAGCCCAGAAATCCAGTTTCGTAAGGATTGGCTCTTTGGTCGTCTTGCGACGTTTAGCCACCTTCTTCACTGGCTTCTTAACGCGTTTTCTTGTTGCCACTTCTAGCCACCTTTGCTGAGAGGGCTAATTCTAACTGAGACTCCATCTTGTCGAGGCGCGACACAATGGGAATGTTTTCGAGTTTTATGATGTAACGAAGTCCGGCGATAAGTAAGGCAATTGATCCAAGAACGGACGCAACAAATCCAGCGATGGTGTTTGCGTCCATTACTTGACTTTTCCGTAACGCTCGTAATTGGGGTTGAGCCAGTTAATCACGGAAGGCAATACACTCACAAGTGCCGCATTGAGAATGTAATCGGGTTGAAGTCCGACTGACAGGTATGTTGATAGAGCCGTCGCGAGAAAAGTCTTCGCCCACGTTTCCGCCATCTTTTTCAATTCGTTCATTACTGTCTCCTTCGAGGTCGAACCAGCTGCCGTCTTTGTCTCCCAAAGTTGTAAAGCTAATATGGAAATGCGACCGGTGAGGATTCGCACCTCTGTATTTTCTGCGCTTCCAATTCATAATCGGACTCATAATTTGGCCGTCGTAAATTATGTATTTTATGCGCTTATCTCCGCGTTTGGCGCATTTGCGAATCTTCTCCACAAGGGCATAAGCCTCTTCTTTGTGAGCATTAAGATCTGCGTCGATGTCTAGTCCTCGGACAATTCCTCGAGCGTCTGGTATGTGGTCAGAATTACCTTTAGCAATATGCCGAGCATCAGCAATCCACCCGTCAGAACGCCGGTCGCGATCAGGATAATCGTCGTCAATTTGTTCTCTTAATTGCTGACCAGCCTTACATAACTTAGCCAAGACCAAGGGCTTTCAAATCATCTGGAGTTAAACCGAGAGCGGTCAATTTTGCTTCGGCTGCCAATTTTGCTGCATTTGCTTTTGCTTCTTGCTCCGTTTGCCAAGCATCAAATTTATCAAAACCTTCTAAATATTCCTTCTTTGTTATTGGTTCACAATCAATAAATTGAATACCCTCGTATTCTTCACCGATTTGCACGTAGCCGCCATTGGGAATCAACATACCTAAAACTTGATGGGCTTTTGCCATTATGCACCTATTTCCATTGCGATAATCACCGAAGTCGTGGATTCATATTGTGTGATAATAGATCCGCTATTAGCGGTATTTTTAACTCTACCTTGTGTTTTGTATGTGGTCGCCGAAGTAGTAGATGGCGAATCGAGATAAACTAAACTAATTTGATTTTGGGCTTCTGTTTGAGTTTCTGTAGCACTAGTATCAAACAAAAAGAACATATTACCCCGGTTGCCAAAATTGTCAAGTATTGAAGTTGCGCCTCGCATTAATCTGATTCCAGCACCACACTCATTATTGGAACGAGCCATATATGTTATTTGAGAAACTAATAACAAAATTTTGCTTGATGCAGAAGATGGGGTAATGCTTACGCTTAAACCAGTATCCGTGTATGTCTCTGAAGCTATTGTGGTTGCAGTTGAATAAGTAGCTTGTACGACTTGTAATACTTTGCCACCGGCTGCCGGTGTTGTCCAAGTGTAGTCGAGATCCGTATTTGAAGCTTTAGCCAGCACTTGTCCAGTTGTGCCGCCTTTTAAATCTAAAAACGATGTATCAATGCCATTACCTAACGTGCGTATGGCCGAAGCACCGTTTTTGACTAAATCTGTGTCGGCTGGGGTCGTCCAGCCGAAGTTCGTAGTTGTAGGCATCTGTTCTCCTTAGGCGACGATTGTAGCGTTAAGCCAGTCTAAAGTGGGCGAAATGGTTTGCCAAGTCTCCACCGCTGGGACCGAATTCCAGCGGAAAGCCTGAAGTGAGTAGGAAATAGGCGACAAATTTAGGGTCAAAGTAAGAGAATTCAAGTTGGCCGTCCAAGTCCAGCCCTCTACAAAACCTTGAAATGCGCCGTCCACCATATTGGCTGGCAAATTGGTTATATT